AAATTTACACTCAAAAAGAATTTAATCAACTTTATTCTCACAATGTATGGTGGAATAAAATCAAATCTAAATATTTTACAAAATGAAAAACATTTCTTTATTAGACGGAACAATTGAAAATCAAGACAAACTTGAAAAATTGGCAATCAATGACGAATTTTACTATGGTAAGCTAAACACCCAAGTTTTAAGCAGTTCATCGATCAAATTGTTGGTTGATAGTCCTAAAAAATACTATTATGTAAACAAATATGGTGGACAAGAAACTCAAGGTATGCGAGACGGACGTTTATTGCATACTTTAATCCTTGAGCCCGAGAAATTTGATCAATTCCATTTTGTTGATGTAGCATCTAAAAATTCAAAAGCATATAAACTTGCTAAAGAGGAATATGGTACAGCCTACACCTCAAAGGAAAAATCTGATGCAGAACGACTTGCAGATGCGTTATTACGAAATGAATGTGCTTTACAATATCTTAATGGTGCAAAATTTGAAGTGCCAAAAGTTGATGTGATACAAGGAATACCATTTCGTGGAAAAGCAGACATATTACGAAATAGTGGTGGTATTTGCGACATTAAAACCACAACTGACATAAAAGCATTTAAATATAGTGCTAATAAATATGGTTACGATATACAATGCTATATTTATTGCCAATTATTTGGTATTACTTATGATCAATTTACTTTCCTTGTCCTTGACAAAGGAAGCCTTGACATTGGGGAATTTAAATGTAGTGAGGAATTTTATTTACGAGGAAAACAGAAAACAGAATTAGGTATGCAAAGATATTCCGAGTGGTTTATTGATGATGCCGATTTAGATAACTATTATATTACAGATACTTTATGAAACCATTAGACCAAATTGTTCAAAAAATAAATGCGTTAGCAGAACTTAACATATTAGACAATACTCGAAAGCGAGAATATATTGAAGCTAGAGCTGTGTTTTGTGTTATTGCTTATAAATATGTAGGATTAAATTTAAGCCAAGTGGCAAAATATTTTAAAGATCGTGGAAAATCGAGTGATCACGCAACTATACTACACGCATTGAAAAATTACGAAATTTATTCAAAATATAATCCTCAACTCAATTTATGGTTGTCTGATATTGTTTGCAGTACTGATTTAAAAGTAACCTCTAAAAAACAAATAGCAATCCATAAAATATCTCAAATGAGTGAGACTAATATTGATTTATTAGAAAAACCTATTGAAATGATTTATTTAAAAAATATAAAAGAAAACCAAGAAACAAATGAAAACTAAAAAAGTAAAAATTCACGAAATACGTGAGAACGAAAACAACCCAAGATTTATAAAAGATTTTAAATTCAAAAAATTAGTTAATAGCATAAAGGAATTTCCTAAAATGCTTGAAATTAGACCAATTGTAGTAAACCAAGACAATGTTATACTTGGTGGGAATATGCGATACAAAGCAAGTGTTGAAGCAGGACTAAAAGAGATTTGGGTTACCAAAATAGAAGATTTAACATTAGACGAACAAAATCAGTTTATTATAAAAGACAATGTAGGTTTTGGACAATGGGATTGGGATTTACTTGCAAACAATTGGGACACAGATTTACTAAATGATTGGGGATTAGAGGTTATGGCATTAGAGGAAACTTTTGATGAGGGAGATTTCACAGAGGACACCGAAACACCAACAACAGATGAAGTGATCATAAATTTATCTATGCCATATTACCAATATGAAAAAATGGAAAAGGACTTTCAAGAATTTATTAAAAAATATCCAAACGTAATATGCAAAATCCAAAATTAAATATATTAATATATCCAATGCTATCGGTTGATGTTTTAAATGCCGACAGCAATTATATTATTATTAAGCAACTATGCAACGAATTACTAAAGACGGGTAGGTACAATTTTTTTTTACTTATTGATGCGAATAGAAAATATGTAAAAGACGATTTAAATTCATTGGTTAAAATTTTAAAGATACCAATGCCTAAATCTAAAAAGCACCAAGTTATTCATTTTAATAGTAATATTTTTAGGGAAATATTTAAAAAATATTCCTTTGATATTATTTGGAACAATGTGGTCGAGCAAGGACACCATTTAAGGTATTTCCAAGATACTATTGTTGATGACTTTAGACCAAAAGTATTTAATTACCACCATTATGTAATACACCGAAGTTTAGAAAAGGTAACGAGTTATTTACCTTGTATGCACATTTTATATGACCAATTAGTTGGATCATTGGGTGCTGATATGAATTTCTTCCATACCAAATATTGTTATGATATGCTTATAGAGGAAGCAAATGATGTGCTAAATTCTGATAAAATTTCGTTATTAAAGGAAAAGAGCCAAATAAGTTTAGGTGGTTATTGCAATGAAATAGAACAAGGGCAAAAATATGAAAAATTTACCTTTATCTATAATCATAGGTTGGACGGGTACAAAAATTGGAAAGATACCTTTGCAATATTTGATCAATTGCATAGTGAGGGATTAGATTTCCAAGTGATATTAACAGCAGGAGATAAGGACAATATTAATACAATAAATAAAAAACCTTATACCATAGTTAAATCATTTACTAAACACCAAGACTATTTAAAGGAATTGTCCAAGTGCCACTCAAATGTAATTAATAGTAGGCACGAAACATTTTGTATTAGTATAGCAGAAAGTATTATGAATGATCAAGTAGTTGTATTACCAAATAGGTGCACCTTTCCCGAATTAGTTGGCGAGGATTATCCTTATTTGTTTGACAATATGGACCAACAGATTGCGATTATGCGAAAACTAATAAAAGACGGAATAAAAGAATATAAGCATCATACTAAACCACTATTAAAATTATCAAATCACGCAGGGAATATCCATAAGTATTTTACTCAATTAGGAATAAAGTCAAAACAGAATTTATTTGACAGCATTAAGAAACAATCGAGTAAGAATAAAATTGCAGAGTATTTGGAACACCACAATGAAATTGATTTGACAAATTTTAAAAATTATGTATTTAAGTTAGGATATGCTTCACAAAGTTTTCCAAATGGTAAATTGAAACAATTACTAAACGAATTTGGTTACGATTATAATATAAATTTAGACAAATATATCAAATGAGTAAATCAGACAAAATCCGACACACTAAGAAGTCTTTGATCAATGCGTTGGAAAAATCAATGGGGGTGGTTACTAATGCTTGTAAAAATGTAGGAATACACCGATCAACCTTTTATGAGTACTACAACAATGATCCCGAATTTAAAAAGGAAGTAAATGACATTGGCAACGTGGCACTTGATTTTACGGAGAGCAAAATGTTCGAACAAATAAGAGACGGAAATACTACGTTGATCAAGTTTTACCTTGCAACAAAAGGAAAGAAAAGAGGTTATGTTGAGCGCCAAGAGATTACGGGATCAGACGGAGAAAAATTATTTGAGATAAAAATAATAGATACCGATAATTTAGACGAGGATAGTGGAAATACAGACGAATAAGGTTTTTAGGCATTGCGACAATGCAAAGACAAAAATATTAGTTGAGCAGGGTGGAACTCGTTCGGGGAAAACCTACAATATACTATTATGGATAATCTTTAAATATTGTTACTCAAATACCAAAAAAACAATTACAATTTGCCGTAAGACGTTCCCTGCTGTTAGAGGAACTGTTATGCGAGATTTCCTTGAAATATTAAAAACTAATCAAATTTACAATGAGGGTGATCACTCAAAAAGTGGGAATGAGTATTACATTAATAATAATCTTATTGAGTTTATCTCGCTTGATCAACCACAAAAAATACGTGGTAGAAAAAGAGACCTATTATTTGTCAATGAAGCAAACGAAATTAATTTTGAAGATTGGCAACAGCTTATATTCCGTACAACAGAACGGATAATAATTGACTACAACCCGTCTGATGAGTTCCATTGGATATATGACAAGGTACTTACTCGGGAAGATGTTGAATTTTACCAAACAACTTACAAGGACAATCCTTTTTTAAGTAATGAAATAATAACCGAAATTGAACGACTAAAAAACACGGACGAGAATTATTGGCGAGTTTATGGTTTAGGAGAACGAGGACAAAGTAGGTCTTTAATATTTGATTTTAAAACTATCAAGGAAATACCACACAATGCCAAACTCGTTTCAAGGGGTTTAGACTTCGGTTTTAGCAACGATCCCACTTCAATGGTAGAAACTTACATATTAGACCAAGATATGTTCGTAAATGAGCTTATTTACAGAACGGGAATGACTAATCAAGATATAGGCAATGAGTTTAAACGATTGGGATTGGATAGACGAGATGAGGTGTTTTGTGATAGTGCAGAGCCAAAGTCAATAGAGGAAATACACAGAATGGGTTTCAATGCAAAACCTACCTACAAAGGTGCTATTAATATTGGAATTGATATGATTAGAAGATATAAGTTGCACGTTACAGAAAACAGCATCAATACAATAAAAGAATTAAGAAATTACAAATATATTGAGGA